CAGATGCTTCATGCATCTAATATTATTAGTCGTGAATTTGTACGTCCTTTAGAATGAATGATTTCCTTTGGGTGGAGAAGTATCGTCCTCAGACTGTGGACGAATGCATTCTTCCTGATGCCGTAAAAGACACCTTCAAGAGTTTTATTGAGCAGGGTGAGATTCCTAATCTGCTCCTCTCTGGAACTGCTGGTGTCGGCAAGACTACTATTGCCAAGGCACTTTGTAATGAACTTGGAGCAGATTACTATGTTATCAATGGGTCCGATGAGGGTCGATTCTTGGACACTGTACGCAATCAGGCAAAGAACTTTGCCTCTACTGTGTCTCTCACTGCTTCTGCTCGTCACAAGGTTCTTATCATTGATGAAGCGGACAACACGACGCCAGATGTTCAATTACTCCTTCGTGCCAGTATCGAAGAGTTCCAGAAAAACTGTCGGTTCATATTCACTTGTAATTTCAAAAACAAAATTATTGAGCCCCTACATAGTCGTACAACGGTAGTTGAATTTAATGTTCGTGGACAAACTAAGCAAGAGTTGGCAGGCGCTTTCTTCAATCGTTGCCGAGATATCCTCCAACGGGAGGAGGTCACCTTCCAACCTAGAGTTGTTGCTGAGGTCGTTCAGAAATACTTCCCAGACTTCCGACGCACCCTCAACGAACTACAACGATATGCCAGCACAGGGTCTATCGACACTGGCATTCTGGCGACGCTAGGTGATGCTAACGTAGATTCTCTTGTAGCGGCACTGAAGGACAAAAAGTTCAACGATGTGAAGAAGTGGGTGACTCAGAATCTTGATTCTGATCCTACCTCTATCATGCGTAAACTCTATGACAATCTGTCTTCTGTGATGGACGGTCCTAGTATTGCTGCTGCCGTTCTGATTATTGCTGAGTATCAATACAAGTCTGCATTTGTCGTGGACCAGGAAATCAATCTGCTCGCTTGCCTTACTCAACTAATGCTGGAGTGCAACTTCAAATGACCTGGGCATATAATGAACTAAAGGAAATTGTTTTGGGGCAAGACTTTCCTTGGTTTTGGCATGAACAAGCATATGATGAAACTGAGGTGACTGCTAGTACCAGTAACTTCAGTTTCTTTTCGCATGTAATTTTAGAACGTCCTGGATACACAACACTGTATCCAAAAGCAAATTCTCAATATCTTGACTTGGCGCATAAAGTATTTGTTGATATTGCAGAACAACAAAGGATTGAACCGAAAGTCATTTATCGAATCAATGCAAATCTCACAATTCCATCAGAGACGGGTAAACCTGGTCCAATTCATACAGACCATGACTTTCCTCATAAAAATATGATTGTTTATTTGACTGACTGCAATGGGGGTGCTACACTGGTTGAGAATCAAGAACCTTTCTATGGCACTGAAGATTCGGTGCTTATATTTGAAGGGAAACACCAGCACTCTCTTCCCGAGTTTGGCAGACGTGTAGTCCTTGTTTACACTTTTATTTGATTATGTCTTCTTTGAAAACTCCTCTCCGTTATCCTGGTGGTAAGTCTCGCGCTGTCAAAAAAATGGCAGAGTTCTTTCCACTCTTTTCTGATTATAAAGAGTTTCGTGAACCTTTCATTGGTGGTGGTTCTGTAGCACTCTATATTACTCAGATGTATCCTCACCTAGATATCTGGGTGAATGATTTGTATGAACCGCTCTACACGTTCTGGAAGCAACTCCAGTTGAATGGCAATGAAATTAAGAACGAACTCGTCCAACTTAAACAAAGGCACATTGACCCCTCTTCGGCAAAATCTCTTTTCCTGGATGCTAAGGAGTATCTCTCAAGAGATCCGAGAGTCACTACTCTTAAGGACCGTGCTGTTAGTTTCTACATTGTTAACAAGTGCTCTTTTTCTGGTCTCTCTGAGTCCTCATCCTTTAGCGCCCAAGCGTCGGACAACAACTTTTCGTTGCGAGGAATTGAAAAACTCCCCTACTACTCACAACTCATTCAAAAGTGGCAAATCACTAATCTGTCATACGAGCAACTACTGACGGACGAGAAAGATATCTTTGTGTATCTTGACCCCCCGTATGATATCAAGTCCAGTCTTTATGGTAGGAAAGGTAATATGCATAGGGGATTTGATCATGACAAATTTTACTTTGACTGTGATAGATATAAGTGTGACCAAATGGTTTCATACAATTCATCCAATCTAATCAAATCTAGATTTCTCGAATGGCGACCGTATGAGTATGACCACACATACACTATGCGCTCTGTTGGAGAATACATGAAAGACCAACAACAACGAAAAGAATTAATCTTACTAAACTACACAATCTAATACCAATGAATACAATGTGCGTTACGGAACTCTTCTCTCAGACAGAGTTCAAACCTCTAGTTAGATATGGACTAGAAGTTCCTGGATATCAAGTCTCTAGATGCGGTCAAATATACAGTACAAAGACTGGAACAATCCTTAAACCTTACTACTATAATGAGAAGAATGTTTCTGGAGATAGAGAAGAACCCAGACTGAGGGAATTGATTTATACTTTAGCTATTCCTTATGGATTTTTTCCAGAACACACTCATAAGAAACGTAAGGGTAGAAACAATTCTAAGTTACCTTTATCTGCACATCGAGCAGTTGCTGAAACATGGATGCCAATCGACGAGTTTCCTCCTGAATCTATTGCCCCATATTGGGATATACTTCCAGAAGCAGTGAAGCAATGGGTTAGGGATACTGCTATTATTGACCATATTGATGACAACCCTGCTAATAATCACGTATCAAACTTACGTTGGGTTACACCGAAGCAAAACAACGCCCGTAGAAAGGCAGTTGAAATGTTATCTGTAAAAGATGAACTAATTTGTATTGACTAAATTTATGGCGTTTGACGAGCGTTATCCTCTTAAGGATTATTTGAACACTATCAATCTCACTAAGAAGAATTTGATGGAGGATGAAGATCCTCTTTGGGAGAAGAATTATCCCCCCTTTATCATCAATAAGTGTATGTCACAGCACCTTGATACGGTGATGTATGCTAATGAGATGAATCAGTATCCTGGATTGGATAAGAAACTACAGTATGATTTCTTTATAAATACCGTCAGGTCCCGCAAGAGATTTTCTCCATGGGGTAAAAAAGAAAAGGTGAAGGATATTGAACTTGTTAAAGAGTTCTATGGTTATTCGACCGAGAAGGCATTGCAAGCACTCAGGATTCTTACCGACAACCAACTCGAAATTATTAAAGATAAATTGAATAAAGGGGGTAAGAAACGATGAACGAGCTTAAAGAAGTTCAGTGGACAAAAGAAGATATGGTCGAAGTGAATCTCAAGGAACCTGATGATTTCTTGAAAGTTCGTGAGACCCTTACTCGTATTGGAGTTGCATCTCGTAAAGAAAAGAAGTTATTCCAGTCGTGCCACATTCTGCATAAGAAAGGTCAGTATTATATCGTACACTTCAAAGAACTGTTTGCACTCGATGGTAAGAAGGCAAACCTGTCTGAGAATGATGTGCAGAGACGTAATCGCATTATCAAGCTGTTGTCTGACTGGGGGCTTGTAGAGATTGTAAAAGAAGATGCAGTCAAGGATGCTGCACCTTTGAGTCAAATTAAAGTTATTGCTTACAAAGAAAAGGGTGAATGGATTCTTGAATCTAAGTATAATATTGGTAAGAAGCGTCAACCTGCAGAATCATAAATAGAGCTGCCTTACTCTTATACTAATGCTCGGCAATAAATCCAAAGCACAAGTAGAAGAGAAAGAAGACCAGCATGAAGACAAGAGTGAAGTTCTTGGTAATTTGGTAAAAGTCGTCGTACTTATATGGTCCGCTTCTCTACTTACTTTCAGTTACGTTAGACTTCCAAACGGTCAAAAGATTTTAGATTTTGACCCCACCTTTATTGCTTCGGTCTTTTCTGGTTCTTTAGCTGCCTTCGGACTGTCTCCTGCTAAAGCAGGTGGTGGTAATGGCAATGGTGCAAAACCAGTTGCTAAAAAAGAACCCGAGGTTAAATCCGCTATTGAACCCAAGAAAGATGCAGAAACTAATTAACGTCGTAGCACTGCTCTCTGGTCTGACCTCTTTGGGTCTGATTGGAGGCAGTGCTTATTTGCTTATGAATAAGGATGCCCTTATCGACCAAGCAAAGAGTGCTGCTACAAAAGCAGCGACAGAAGCAGTCGCAGGTGCCCTCCCAGGGATGCTAGACGCTGCTATGCCCAAGTTACCTGAGGTAACTGGAGGTGCTCTTCCTGCCGCTCCTGGAGTTGGTGGAGGTGCTCCTGCTGTAACTGGTCCCGCTATCCCCTTCTAACCATGGCATTCTGGACGCCCAAGGAAACCGAGCAAGTCACCGAGCATGTACCGAGCAAGTTACCGCGCAAGTCTCCTGTTAAAGGTATTGCAATTGCATTAGGTGCTCTTGTCGGTGTTGCTCATATCGGAGTCCTTGGGCATCTGTTGAATGCAACTCGTCCACAATATCCTGTCATCAACTTTCCTAGTGGTGACTATTCTTCTTATAAAGTAGAAGCAAATAAGGATGGTTATAAGATTGAATTCAAAGCAAACGATCCTGCTATCTTAAACTCCGAAAGGTCTCTACAATTAGACCAGGATAAGAGGGGATTCTTTGGTGGTGGCACAACTCGCAGGAGAGAGTGGCGTGTAGACCAGTACACTATGGATGGTGCTAGAAACCTAGGAGGCGGGGCAGTTGACCCCGAGGGAAAGTTAGGTGCGAAAAGCGAAGAGTGCATACGGGCGGACGCTGGAGCACGCTCACAAGGTGCCCTAGCAGGGACTAGCATCGCTGCTGGTGCTCTCGTGCCTGCAGTCGTCAATATCCCCTACATAGGATGGTTGGCTGCTGGTTGGGTAACTCTTCTTGGTGGCAGAGTTGGTTCTGATTTAGGTAGTCAAGTTGGTAGTATGATGAATGATTGCTGAGAGTTTTATTAAAACTTACTGTTTATCTTTAAATAAGGTATATCGTTATTAAAAGTTATGGCACAAAGCACATACAAGAAACAGGCAAAGAAAGAAGCAACTGAAACTTTCTTCCTGTATGTTTTCTTCCATTCTATCTGGACGGGTATTTTCAAATTCTTTGAGGACTAATGGAGATTCCCAACATTACTTCTCCCAACATTAACATCAGGGAGATTGATATTCCACGGGTAGTTACAGACACACAAAACTACACATCAACTCCATTAGCACCTCCCGTAGTGGTAAATATTGGTGTGCCTATCG